ACCATCGGAGGGTATGGGGAGGCGAGTCGTTCATATTGACCGACGTAGCGGACGAGTTGAGTGGAAACATTGAGCCTGTCGTCAAACTTTTCTATCCGGCAGGATCTGCTACTTATCTCCTGTCAGAAATAAGCGGGGATATTGCGTTTGGGTTGTGCGACCTTGGGCATGGATCTCCTGAACTTGGTAATGTTTCCATGGATGAGTTAGAGAGATTCCACGGGAAATTCGGCTTGGGGTTCGAGCGTGATCGTTGGTTTAGGCCAACGGGTAAAACCATGAATGAGTATGCCCAGGAATCAAGGGCCGTTGGTCACATCGTAGCGTGACAAGAGAGTGGATCATGGGCAGCTTAGTGTTGCCCAAATAATGAGAAAGGACCAGGGTTGTCCAGTGGTTGATACGGTCACTGCCTGGGGCAAGCCAAAAAGGAATTTTATATGGACAAGTATAATAGCTTCAGTGAAATGCTTATTAGAGAATACATTGATATTACCAACTTAACCCAAGGGACAAATGCCAATATTAACAAGGTTAACACTGATAATGAATCAGATGATAAGGAAGTTGGCTAACAAAAAGGAGAACGTAATGAAAAAGGAAAAGAGCACCGTAAAGGTTAAAGGCGTGACCCCTGATTTTTACCTTCTGACTGAAGCTAATCAGGAAGAGGTGAATTGGTTAATCTCAAGATTGAAAACCATCGAGGGTAATGGTGAGAATAGTTGGCGTAATTTAATCAATATTAAAGCCGTATTCACTAAGACTATGATGGCTTTAGTCAATCGTTTGGCGTCCAATGAATTGGAGACGGCGTTTGCTGAATATGATGAGAACCAAGGGAACCATATGAAAGTGAAAAAATTATTTGAGCTAGGACAAGAATCATTATATCGAGAATGTATGGACTGGTAGTTTGCGCATTGCCTACTCACCACGGGTAGGCTTTGTGGAGGTCATTACCAGCCTAGAAAGGAAGTAATTATTTGTAGAGGGCATTACCAGCCTAGAAAGAAAGGAAGGCTCTATGGCGCGTTTATTTGTTGCCGTGGTTAATTACATGCTTAAAAATCGTTTTAGGCACATCATAAGCAAGGTTCATAAACTGGAAATTGGAAGATGACTTTTCCAGAACCAGTGGTGGCTATACCATCATACAATGATCCTAAATCTCTTAGGAGGTGCGTACGCAGTATAAGGAAGTACTCACCATGTATTTCTATCTATGTCGTTGAGCAGGTGTCCCATACTAAGGACATTATTGATGACGTTACATTCTATAAGCATCATCCGTCACAATTGGGCGTAGGCATGGCTAGGAAAGTTGTTACTGATTATGTCCTAAGAGATCATCCAGGCTCTGTCATTATTCATATGGACGATGACACCGTTGTTCATGGATCAGGGGTAATGGAAAAAGCTAATCAAATAATACGTCAATATCCAGAATTTGCCTGGGTTGGTGCGCTAGGTGCTTTCAAGCACTGGTATATATCTGGTGGAATGTCGCAAGATGATATCATTAACAAAATCCATTTTTGCACCAATATTGGTGCCGGTTTTGCAGCCATCAATCCAGAATTCATAAAAAAGCATGGACATTTCGACCATAGTTTTATTACGAAAGAAGATGTTGAATTATGCTCAAGGGCCTGGGCGAACGGTTGGTTTGTCGGGATGGTGGACATACAGATAAGGTCGCCAAGAAAAAAACGAGATATAAGCCACCCGTTCCATCCTAAGAGTGAACAATACTTGTCTGCCAATGAGAAGATAGCTTCCCTTTACCATGGGCATTTTAAGTTGGTTGGCAACCGTAAACTAAGAAAGCGATTTGATTTCCCGGAGGAATCTTTTACACTAAGAGAGGATATCCGTGATCTATCTATCACATGGATAAAAAAGGAATGTAAGTCTTAAGAAAGGAGTTGATTACATTATATTTGGAAGTTTCAATGATCCAATTGACCGATAGAAAGGAGCATTAGTGATGAGTTCCGTTTACATAGTACAACGCCCAGTTCAAAATAAATTTGGTTGGGTTCCCGATCTAAGTGACGCGACAAGGTATGGCACGTTAAACGTGGTGTTCGAGCCGCAGGATAAGCCTCAATATTTGCCAGGCCCATCGCTGCACAAGGCTAGAAGTAAGATGAAAAATTTTTGTGATTCGGACTACCTTCTTTGGGGCGGAGGCGGAGATCCAATCGCAGTTATGATTTGTACCTTAGTGGCATCCGAAAACGCCTCCGTGGTCAATGTGCTTCGATGGGAACGAGCCAAGGAGGGAGGGGAACGGGATAGAAGGAAAGGTTGGTATCTGCCTGTTACAATTGAATTACGGAAAGTAAATTATGAAGAATCAATCAATCAATCCATTGGATGACATTAGCCCAGGAAGTGTTGACCTTGGTTCCATCTCAACATTGATCCAAGATTACGACGAAAACATGGAGAGAAAGCTAATCATTGAGCAGGAGTTGGCCGAAATTAACGAGAGAAATCGAATCATTACCGAAGATAAAATTCCAAGTATGATGGAGGGATTTAATTTACTCTCTTTATCTCTAGGAGACGGAACACGAATTTCCGTGAAGTCTTATGTGTCGGCTTCTATTCCATCACAAGGGAGTATTGATAAGGAAAAAGACCCAGGTAAACGAAGTGTTATGAAGGAAATGAGAAATAGACAATTCTCATGGCTACGAGATAATAACGGTGAGGACATCATAAAAAATAGGGTAGAGATGGAGTTCGGAAGAAATGAGGACGGGAAATGTAATGAAGTAATCGAGGATTTACATGACAAGGGAATACTATATAAGCGGACAACCGGAGTCCATTATAAAGTCCTCAATGGCTTTATAGGAGATTTGATGGAAGAGGGTAAAAGCGTAGATATGCAGCTTTTTAATGTTTCAATTGGTAAACGTGCGATAATAAAGAGGGGTTAACATGAGCAAAGAAATTGCGAAGTTGAACAATGATATAATTCTTTCTGATGCCGGGGCTGGCAGCGAGGCAATGGGACAAGATGATATAATGATTCCTCGCCTCATAATCTTGCAGTCCATGTCACCTCAATGTAATTCAAGGGATGGATCATATGTAGAAAACGCAAAACCAGGTGACATATACGATAATGTATCTTCATCATTTTTCAGCGGTGAGGACGGAATAACCGTGGTTCCCTGTAAATACAATATACTTTATTATGAATGGAAGAAGGACAGAGGTGGACTTGTTACTGTTCACCAGGATTCAAGTATTTTAGACACCACTAGCCGTGGTGACAAAGGTGAATATTTTACGGACGAAGGGAATCGAATTGTTCCAACCGCTGAGTATCTTGTGCTTGTGACTGAAGATGACGGATCATTCTCCCCTGCTCTTATCAGTATGTCGAACAGTCAAATGAAACGTGCGAAACAATGGAATGCGATAATCCGTAGATTGATTATAACCGTAGGAGATAAGCGGATTAATCCTGCAATGTTTTGGAATGCCTATAAATTAACAACGGTTCCAGAGGAAAACGATAAAGGGTCATGGTTTGGATGGAGCATCCGTGCATTATTCTCTTCCGACAGTGGAGGAATACTGGAGAATCTCCCTATGGGACAGGATATTTACATTGCAGCAAGGAGCTTCGTTAACAATGACAACGGTAAAAAAATAAAGGTTTCCGCTGATATTGACGACGACACTATGTAACTGACTATTTGATTAGGGGAAGTTGGCTAATTAGCTTTCTTCCCCTTTTTTTTAGAACGGGATTTTGAATGAATGCAGAAAGGTTTATGAATTTATTCTCTGGCTATGAGAAGGCTCACGGCCAATATCGAGTTCAACAAAAAGAAGCAGACGGAAAAATGTCTGGTAGAGCGGTCACAATTGCGGAGACTGCCACTAAGGATATATTTGAATCCCACCTAAATGGAGAGTCATTTATTTTGGGAATCATAATGCTGCGAGAAGATAACTCTTGCAGCTTTGGTTGTATAGACATCGACATAAGAGGTGAAACAAAACTGGAGGAGAGCTTAGAAGAGTTGGAAATAAAAATAAGAAATACACCCCTGGTTCTTTGCAGAAGTAAATCTGGAGGGGCGCATCTATACTTATTCACAGATCCACCGATAGCCGCAGTTGACATGGTGGCGAAGCTAAATGAATTTGCAGCCATTTTAGGCTACGGAGGCTCCGAAATATTTCCAAAACAAATTTCCCGTGCGAATGCGCATGATAGAGGAAATTGGATAAATTTACCATATTGGGGTGGGAATAATACTGAGCGTTACGCAATTCACAATGGGAAGAGACTAGCCCTTGAAGGTTTCTTGGACCTAGCAGAAGATAAGAGAACAACGTATGAGGATCTTGATAAATATGCCCCGGATCTAACTGATAAATTTTCTGATGGACCGCCATGCTTACAGCACATTATGACGATGGGGTTCCCGGAAGGTGGACGAAACAATTCACTATTCAACGTGGGCGTATATTTTAGGAAGAAGGAGCCTGACGACTGGCAAGAGTCGCTGATGAAGTTCAACTACGAGGCTTTATCCACCCCGCTGCCGTCCGGAGAGGTCAATGGACTTATCAAGTCGGTATCTAAAAAAAACTATGCCTATACCTGTAAACAGGCACCAATTTGTAACTTTTGCGAGAAGTCTAAGTGCCTGACCCGTAAGTACGGGGTTGGACGTACAGGCGGCGGGCAGGAGATCCAGATTGATGCCATTACCAAGTACGAGACAGAGAACCGCTCTAGTGTACGATGGTACTTGGATGTTGGAGGTGAGCGAATAGAGGTGACAACCCAACAGCTACTCGACCAGCGTCAACTCCAGAAGATTTGCGTTGAACGTTTGAATAAATGTCCTAGTACGATGGCTGTCCAGAGATGGGAAAGTCGAATCAATGAACTTTTAACTTCTGTGGAAGTGATACAAGATCCTGATGACGCCTCGCCGCAAGGTCAATTCGAGAAGGTACTTGACGGTTTTCTTACAGGGAAGGTACAGGCTCGTCATAAGGATGAGATAATGAACGCAAAGCCTTGGCATGATTCTGATGAATCAAAGGTGTATTTTAGAAGTGAGGATCTGTTCATCTACCTCGATGCCAGGCGTTTCAAGTACCAGTCTCAACACCAAATCTGGTCATGGCTACGATCCTCTGGAGGAGACCGAAAAACCTTTCGTATTAAATCAAAGCCAGTTAAGGTTTGGTCTGTTCCTGCCCCTGAATTTTATGATGATGATGAGTTGGCAGTACCAGATACTTTGGCCGAGCAATTCTAATGTCGGATCGACAAGTACAAATCATCCTTGGTCCTCCAGGGACCGGGAAGACCACGAGCCTATTGAAAATCGTGGAAGGGGCATTGAGTCGAGGAATTCCCCCCGAACGAATTGCATACTTGGCCTTCACCCGTAAAGCTGCTTATGAAGCCCAGGAGCGGGCGATGCAGCAATTTAATTTAGAAGAAGAGAGATTCCCTTACTTTAGGACGCTCCACAGCCTTGCATTTAGAATGCTAGAATTAAAACGGGACGATATAATGACTAACTCTCATTACCGAAGACTCGGTAAAGCGTTGGGAGTTAAGTTTAAGGGAATCTACGATGAGAATTTAGGGATTCATTTAGGTGACGGCCTCGGAGATAAGTGCTCTCGCATTGAATCTTTGGCAAGGATAAGTATGAGATCCTTGGAAGATCAATACAATTTTACCCAAATTCCTGATCTAACTTTACACGCAGTTCGTCAATACGATAACAGCCTAAGAGCATATAAGCATGAGAATGATCTTTTAGATTTTACCGACATGCTCGAACAGTATGATGCCCCTCTACCAGTTGACATTTGTATATTTGATGAGGCGCAGGACATGAGCCTACTCCAGTACAAAGTCGCCATAAATATAGCGAGTAAAGCTAAAGAGGTTCACATCGCAGGAGATGACGATCAGGCAATTTTCACTTTTGCAGGGGCAGCTATAAACCGTTTTTTAACTTTGAAAGGTGACCGGGTAATTCTTCCTCAAAGCTATCGTATCCCTAAAGCCGTACACAAACTGGCTTTAAACGTAGTGGACAGGATCAAACACAGATACCAGAAGCCTTGGTCCCCTCGTATGGCCCCTGGCATGGTGGAGTACGTTGCGGACGAACAGCAAATTGATTTTTCACGAGAAGGCTCCTGGCTTTGTTTAAGCCGTAGCAGGTTCTTGTTAAACAGACTAAAAGCAGCCGTAAGGCAGCAAGGTCATGCCTACTTGTATAATGGTAAAAACTCGTTGGAAACTGATGAAACAAGGGCAATAAAGAGTTGGGAAATGCTTCGTAAAGGAGAGATGATAACTATTTACGACGCTAAGAACCTTGTCCAATTCTTTGGGTCAAAAGTAGAATTAGCTACTATAAAAGAGAAATATTCAATTACTGATTTTGGATTTCCAGTTAGTGCCAGAGACATTGATTGGATGAGTATGCTCAAGGGGATTGCCCCGGATGAGAGAGAGTATCTGCGCTCGTGTCTACGCAATGGAGAGAATTTTTCAGGTAAGCCCAAGATAACGATCAGCACGATCCACCAGTCCAAGGGAGGCGAAGCAGATTCCGTTGTGCTGTTGACTGATATGGGTAGGCTCAGTTGGGAGAATGCCCACAAGGATGAAGAGAACCGAGTTTGGTATGTAGCTTTGACAAGGGCGAAGGAAAATCTGTTCTTAGTTCGTGCGAGAGGACTCCGGTATTATGAGATATAACCTCATATTAGCAATATTCTTATTTCTATTCTCGTTTACAGTTTTCGCCCAGGAACCAGGGAAGGTACTCACGTTCACCGTCACGAAGCCATGCGCCCCAATCAAGGATATCATGGACAATTTAAACGATAAATGGAAAGAGAAGCCATTCCTGTTCATGCTAGAACCAGTCCTTATCGAGGCGCATAACCAAAGCGTGGTCCAAGAGGTAAGGACCGTGATGTGGTTAAACACAAAAAAGAAAACATACACAATTGTCCAAATCCCGCCTCACTTACCCGCGAATACTTACCTATGTGTAGTTGGCTCGGGGAAGATTAGCCATGTGGAACAGGAAGTGTTGTTTGATCTAATAGAAAATGGACATACAAAAACAGGGTGGTGAATTTTGAAAATAATTTATTAAATTAGATTTTATTTTAAGAAGAAAGGAAAAATATGATTATTTATGGGGCAGGTTTAACAGGGCTTTTAGCCGGAAATATATTCAGATCGTTCAATCCTGATATATGTGAGGATAAAAACGATTTACCGAATAGTCATGGGGCATTACTTAGATTTAGGACTGATAAAGTCGGAACCGCATGTGCGATTCCATTTAAAAAGGTCAGGGTAAATAAAGTAATTAAGTATGATGGCAGGATATTTAGTGAGCCAAACATATTCTTTAGTAATATGTATTCTCAAAAAGTAACTGGCTCTATTATGAACAGATCAATAAACGATCTTTCTCCTTCGGATAGATATATTGCGCCATTTAATCTTGTGAAATCAATGGCCGAAAATTGTAGAATAAAATACTCTAATTCCTTGACCATTGATAAGATCAAAAATTCTTCTGAACCGATTATTTCCACCATACCAATGCCTGATTTAATGAAGATGGTTGGATGGAAAGAGATACCTGAGTTTTATAAGCAAAAAATTTATACTCAAAGGGCAAGAATAGCCGGGATAAAATGCGATATTTACCAGACAATATATTACCCTGATCCTAATGTCCCGCACTACAGGGTATCTGTGATTGGCGATTTGGTTATCTCGGAATCAATTTCAAAGCCTGTGACTAACGCTGGACAAAATATCATTGGTGTTTTGATTAATGATTTTGGGTTTAACCCTAAGAAATTAGTTGACATAGAGGAGTTGTCTCAGGAATACGGTAAGATTTTACCAGTTGATAACAGGTTACGAAAAGAATTTATTTTCCAAATGACCACTAAATATAACATTTATTCCGTTGGAAGATTCGCAACCTGGCGTCAAATTTTAATGGACGACATTGTTAATGATCTACAGGTCATTGAAGAATTTATTAGAGGAGGGACTGATTATACTAGATGGATGTATTCTCAAAAAGGAGAAAAAAATGAAAGTTGAGCTAATCAATTGCACATATGATGCCGTCAACCTACTCCTGCTAACAAAAAACACTCGTCTAATTGATGACGACTATGCTTATGAAAAAATTAGAGGTTGGCCATGGGATGAAAAGCAAAAAGAACTTGAGCATATGCTCAATACGATTCGTTCATCCTGGGAATTCATTGACTACATATTCAGTCTTAGAGGAGTAAGCAGGGCATTTACGCATCAATTAGTTCGCACCAGGAACGCATCATATGCTCAACAGTCTCAAAGAGTCGTGGATATGTCCGGGTTTAATTATTATACCCCACTGAAAATTGAGGAAAATCCAAAGGCAAAAGAAATTTATGATGAATGTATGGAACATATAAATAAATCATATCAATTAATTCGGAATCATGTTCCACCGGAAGATGCCAGAGGATTATTGCCAACAAATATCAATACGAATATTATTGCCAAATTTAATTTGAGAACACTTAGTGAAATGGCGAAATCAAGGCTCAGTCCACGAGCACAGGGCGAATATCAAAAGATATTCAAACTAATGATTGAAGAAGTCATTAAAGTTCATCCTTGGGCAGAACCATTTTTAACACCAAAAGAATGGGCGGCTCCATCAATGGCGACACCTTTAAATAGAGAGGAAACAAATGTCTGATAATAAAAAAACGTATCACAAATGGACTGATGGTGAAGTGCTGGCTGTAAGAGCATTAAAAAATAATCGAAAGATGACAACAAAGCAAATTGCCGAATACACCGGGAAAAGCCCAATTCAAATTAACCATGCGTTACACCGGTACAAATTACAGCCGCATAAACCTGGTTTTTTCGCCAGGGTAAAGCGTTTCATCTTCGGTTAGAAAGGAGAACATATGCCTGTAAATAGCTTAGGTAGAGGAGGGACTATGCCAGAACAATCTTCCTCACTAGGACCGAGAACAGTCATCGTGGATTTCGAGGCAATGGTTCAGGACTATTATTCGGGGGTAAAGCAATTAGATGAAGATTTTGCACCAGCCGGTATTCAGTCCCGATCACCAAGGAAGCCAGCGGAGAACGTATGTGGACTGATTAGAAAACTACACAGTGAGTACGTAATCGTTATTAGTGATCGTGACGAGCAGTATCGGAAAGAATGCCAAACCTGGTTGCAGCTTAACGATATTCACTTCGATGGCCTATTGATGCGTCCTCGCGGTGATTGCTCAGGCAACTCTAATGTTAAGATGAGGCTGTATGACGAGAAATTGAAGAACAAGCCGCCATTTGTATGGTTTGTGATCGAATCTGACTTTAGATGCGTGTCTATGTGGCAATCCGAGGGATTAACTTGTTTATACGCAGGGAGATTATTAAATGATTGAGTTAGTCGGAAATGACATCGAGGTGAATGGGGAGAAGGTAGCTAGGGTATTCGATATCAGGGCTAGTCTAAAAGATGAACTGTATATGGCTATTGAAAGATCCAATGTTAGTGAGGAAGATATCCAAAATAAAATAAAAACTGCCTTTGATAATGGATACAATAAAGGAAGGGAGAATGGCTTTGACGAAGGACACCAGGACGGTTACGCACAAAGGGGTAGAGAGGAAGAAGATTAATGCCGCTGAAATTTTACAAAATATGGCAAATACCTTCAAAGAACGGAATTTAATATACGGTGATAATTATAAAACTGTCGGGAATGTAATGATTGCTCTATTCCCTGACGGTGTTAATTTAAAAACAAAAGATGATTTCAATTTATGGCATTTACTTGAACTGATGATTGTTAAATTGACAAGGTTCGCTAATAGCGAACTAAAACACAAGGATAGTATTCATGATGCCGCAGTTTATGCGGCGATGGTTGAATCTCTAATGAAAGATGAAAATGAGTAATATTTTAATAACTGGGTCAGGAAAAGGGCTTGGATTAGAATTAGTTAAAAAATTATCTTATGGTCATAACGTTTATCAATATGACCATGAAACAGGAAAGGATGTTAGAAAGCCTGATCTGTCTGGAATTAGCGATTTAGATATATTGATAAATAACGCTGGCGTAAATCTAATTAACTGGCTGGAAGACTTTGAAGAGAGCCAATGGGATCAGGTTCTTGATACTAATGCCAAGGGAATTTACCTGATGTCAAAGGCATGTTTGCCTATGCTGATAAAAAGTAAAGGAACCATAATTAATATAGTTAGCAATGCTGCTCATGTGCCAATGACCTGCTCCCTTGCTTATAACGCATCAAAAGGTGCCGCTCATATCATGACCTTACAGTTAGCTAGGGAGCTAACAAAAAAGCATGGGATAACAGTTTTTGGGATCGCTCCTAACAAAATGAAAGGCACGGGAATGAGCGATTCTATAGATGACCAGGTGACTATGACTAGGGGATGGACAAAAGAGGAGGCACAAAAATATCAGTTAAATGGATTATTAGCAGGTGAAGAAACACCTCCAGAGATGGTTGCTTTGTTTATATCTTATTTAATCCAGGACAAAGATCATCACAAATATCTTAGTGGGTGTATTTTACCTTACGGCGCATAATATGAAGTTCAAAATTGAGCAAATAGCAATAAATCCAAAGAACCCGTTACTCGCCAAGAATTTATTAAATGAAATGGGGGCTGGCGATTGGATAGAAGATCATGTTGTTGCCACTGGAGAGATTTTCGGTCTTCCAGGGACAAACGAGGCGAATCTGTCTTTTAATTATAATTTATTAGCCGGGAACGAATTTGAGA